CAACATATATTGGAACCAGTTATCGTACGATCAAAATGCAGTTCAATTTTTAAAGGAACCGTCCAACGTAGATAAAATTGACAATTTTGTGTTTGTATCGCATTGGCAATCCGAGCAGTTCCGTAAGATATATAACGTCCCGGGCTATAAAACCCAAGTAATAAAAAACGCGTGTCTCAACGTAGAACAACGAAAAGCAGGTCCTAGAGAAAAAGTAAAACTATACTATGCCTCTACACCTTGGAGAGGATTAGACGTGCTGTTGCATGCATGGGAATTGGCAAATACCACAGATTGTGAACTACACGTATTTTCTAGTACAAAAATATATGGTAAAGATTTTGCAGTTAACAACGAAAACTACTACCAAGAATTGTACGACAAATGCGAGGCGCTAGAAGGGGTAGTATATAGAGGATTTGTTTCAAACGAGGAATTGCGAAAAGAACTTTCTAGCTTTGATATACTAGCCTACCCTTGTACATTTGAGGAAACCTCGTGCATAGCAGTAATTGAGGCATTATCCGCAGGATTAAGAGTAGTAACATCAAATCTAGGAGCACTACCAGAAACTACAGAAGGATGGGCTCGAATGTATCCTTACCTTGCAAACCCAAAGCTACATGCTTTATATTTTGCAGATATATTGGAAGAGGAAATAAACAAAATTAAAAGCGGAGAGCTAGATGCACATCTAGAGCTTCAAAAACAAGTATATGCTCCACGGTGGAACTGGAGCCAAAGGATAAACGAATGGATAAGTTATTTAAGTACATTAACCCCGAAAAAGCAATCGACATTGGAGCCAATATCGGAGATTTTACAAGACAACTTACCAACCGAAATCCAAACTGTAGGGTTGTAATGGTTGAAGCCAATCCTAGTTGTGAACCCCATCTAAGATTGTTAAATCAACCATACGAAATAGTAGCATTATCTGATAAAGAAGGATACGCTGATCTATATGTTGAAACTATTAATCCTGTAGCAACCGGTGCTTCTTTATACAAAGAAAACACAGAGTGGTATGGTGAAGGAAAATATAAAACTATAAAAGTACCAACCTCAACATTGGATGCTAAAAATTATTTCCCCAACCAATCTATAGATCTAATCAAATTAGACACTCAGGGGGCAGAATTGGATATATTAAACGGAGGACAAGAAACATTAAAACGTACACAATATGCTTTAATAGAAACTTCACTAGCAGAATATAATCAAGGTGCTCCTATGATCGATAAAATAGTAGATAAAATGAACGAATATGGGTTTCATATAATTGATATAATAGAGTACCATATTTATAATGGATTAATTTTCCAACTAGATATTCTATTTAAAAAAAACTAATATTTATAATAAACCTTTAAACACAATAAAACTATGATCTTTGGTCAAATCAATCCTGTACTTAGCATGGTTAAACAGGACACCCTATTTAACCCAACACCTGAATTTATCACTGGTTCTTACATGACTGCCGTTGCAAACCAATATGCTTTAGGTGCTCATCAAGTAAATTTCCGCGTAATGTACGGAGAATGTATCTTTGAAAGCGGAAGTGTAGTAGACTTTAAAGTCATCCACGCAGACAATGTAGTACTTTCTGGCAGCGCTGTTGAAACTTGGGGAACTGATGATTCCGTTGTTTTAGAAGCTATTGCCGCAGAGCAAGGAACTACTGTTGATGCTGTTGTATCTGGCAGCATGAAGAACGGTATGTTCATGTAATACATCCTTAAATTAAAGTTATGCCACAAAAAATATTTTACAATAGCTCTTTACCAAGAGCAGGTTCTACATTAATCCAGAATATACTAGGACAGAACCCAGACATCCATACAACCCCAACATCGGGGTTGTTTGAGATGATGACTACATGTCGAACATTGTTTTCCAATGGACTTGAATTTAAAGCCCAAGATGTAAAACAAATGGAAGACGGCTTTAAAGGATTCTTGAAGGAAGGTATTTACGGATTTTACAATAACATCACAGACAAACCCTACGTTGTAGATAAATCTAGGGGTTGGGGAATGGAACGCGATTTTATAAACGCATACGACCCCAACCCCAAAATTATCTGCATGGTGCGAGATCTTAGAGCCATCTATGCTTCTTTAGAAAAGAAATACAGAAGCAATCCACTAGTAGAAACCAACATTGCAAATTGGGGAGATTTAACAGGAACTACTACAGATAAACGTATGCTAGTTTGGGCTAACAATCCACCAGTAGGTCCTTCAATGGATAGGCTATACCAAACATTGGTAGCAGGAACTCACAAACACATTCTATTTGTTAAATTTGAAGAATTATGTATAGATCCAGAATCTCAAATGAAACGTATCTACGATTATCTAGAAATTCCATATTTCAAACACGACTTTGACAATATTGAACAGGTAACCTATGAAGATGATAAATGGTATGGTATATTCGGAGATCACGTTATTAGAGGTAAATTGAAGCCTGTTAAAAACGATTTCTACGAGGTACTAGGTCCAAATGCCTGCAAAATAATTGAAGAAAATAATAGATGGTTTTTTAACGATTTCGGATATCAAATATAAAAAAATGAATATAGGTTACAAGACAGAAACAGATTTACTAAAAGAAGAAAAACTAGCAGTTCTAGAAGACAAATCCAGCGATAGTACCAAGTACGTTGTGTGGCACATTGAAGGAGGATTAGGCAAAAATGTAGCAGCTACAGCTTTAATTTCCTCTATTAAACAACAATACAGCGATAGAAAACTAATACTAGTAGTATCCTACCCCGAAGTATTCTTAAACCACCCAGACATTCACAGGGTATATAGAGTAGGTATGACCTCGTATTTTTACGATGATTATATTAAGGATAAAGATACAATTGTATTTAAACACGAGCCGTATTTTCAATCTGATCACATAATGCGTAAAAAGCATTTGATCGAAAACTGGTGCGATTTATTGGGAATTAGTTTCCAAAAACAATTACCTATTCTGTATCCAAACATGATACAAAAAGATATGGTATATGGTTGGAAACGAGATAAACCTACTATGGTTATCCATACTAACGGAGGTCCTCTTCAACAAGATTCATTATATTCTTGGACTAGAGATATGCCATACGGTGTGGCACAAGCTGTTGTAGACAAATATTCAAACAAATACCATATTATCCAAATAGGTAGAGATGAAAGACAAGCAGTACCTGGAGTAGAGTTTGTAAATATGCCTATGACAAACCACGAATTGTTTAGTACACTAGTTCTATCAGATAAACGTGTGTTAATCGATTCAAGTTTACAACATGCTGCGGCCGCAATGCAATTAAAATCAACGGTATTATGGGTAGGCACATCACCTAAAAACTTTGGATATGAAATGCACTCCAATATTGTAGCCAATCCACCCAAAGGTAATGTAAAAATGATCGATTCTTATCTATTTGACTATTCCTTTGATGGTATAATACATGAATGTCCTTATATGGATGTAAATGAAATGTTTGATATTAATAATGTTTTTAAATCAATAGACGCACAATGATAACAGTTTTGTTTGGTCAACCCCATTCCGGAAAGTCTACTTTAGCCAATGAGCTAAAAGGACACAACATAGACGGAGATAAATTAAGAGAATTATTTAAAAATAAAAACTTCACTCGTGAAGGTCGTATACAAAATCTAAACAGAGCTAGCGATATAGCTCACTATTTAAATAGTACAGGAACAGATGTTGTTTTGTCTTTGGTATACCCATATAAAGAAGCAAGAGATTACTTAAGAAGTTTGACTAGCGAAGTAAAGTTCGTACATTTAACTTACGAGGTAGATAGAGGCAGAGAACAATATCATGTATCGGATTTTGAATATCCGCAAGATGAAGATGTATTGCACTTAAATACTGAATGGCTAGAAATAAACGATTGTATAAAACAAATTTTAGAATATGTGGGATAAAAAAATACACGTTAAATCATCATTAACTAAGAAAGACAATCAATGGTCTTTGTTTATAGGCAGATGGCAACCTTTACATGAAGGACACAAACAATTGTTCCGTCAAGTAATTGATGAAGGTGGTAAAGTATGTGTTGCCATTAGGGAGGTAGAAATAGACGATAAAAATCCGTTTACTTCTCACGATATAATGCTTAATGTTGCTAAAGAAATGGAAACCGAAATCCAAGCAGGCAAACTAAAAGTAATCACTATACCAGATATCTGTTCAGTTGAATTTGGTAGAGGAGTAGGATATGATATTATAGAACATATCCCACCACAAGAAATAGCTGAAATATCTGCTACTAAAATTAGAGAAAATCTACGCGCAAATGGTAAGCTTTAAAAGACACATAGCTAAAACAGTATCTTATAGAATAATAAGTACAGGTATTGGATTTGCTACAATGTGGGCAGTTACAGGTTCTATTAAAATGGGAGCTGCTTTTAGCATTGTAGAGCTACTTTGGAAACCAGTACAATACTATATACATGAAAGAGTATGGTACAAGTGGATTAAATACGGAATAAAAGATTAAACACAATATATTTATAACCACACAAAAAATAAATTACAAATTATTTATGCAAAACACAGAAAAAATCCAATTAACTCCCGAGGAGTTATCTAGATTACAAGAAGGAAACAACAAAGTAGCAGACATTGTAGCATCCTTAGGTCAAATTGAGATACAAATGTCTCTTCTACAGAAAAACAAAGAGTCTTTATTAGCCGCTTTTGCTCAAACCCAACAAGATCAAAACCAACTAGGTGCAGAATTGACCCAAAAATATGGGGATGGTACAATAGACATGACTTCCGGAGAATTCACTAAGGCAGGATAGTTTTTTGAAAGGGTTTCTCATATTTATAACAAAACAATATAAAATAACTTAATAAAATGGCAGAAACTCTATTATCTCCCGGTGTATTAGCAAGAGAGAACGATCAATCTTTTATACAAGGTCAGCCACTTGAAAGAGGAGCAGCTATAATTGGACCCGCAGCAAAAGGACCAGTTGAAATCCCAACATTAGTAGGTTCGTTTAGCGAATATACTAACATTTTTGGTGGAGCTGTTCAAAGTGGATCTAACGTATATTCTTACCTTACCTCAATTGCTGCAAGCAACTATTTCCAAAACGGTGGTACTTCTTTATTAGTAACTAGAGTAGTCTCTGGTTCTTTTTCTCCTGCAACTAGCTCATTAATTTCAACAGGATCAGGTGGTCCTACTACTGGTTTATCCCCATTTGTACTTGAAACAATTTCTGAAGGTACAATTATGAACAACACCGGAACTGAAATTTCTGGTGCATTATCTTTAGGTACATCCGATAACGTTAGATGGGAAATTCCAACTGTTAACACTGCTTCTGGAACATTTAGCTTGTTAATCCGAAGAGGAGATGACAATAACGTACAAAAGACAGTACTAGAATCCTACAACAACTTATCATTAGATCCATACGCTTCTAATTACATTTCTAAAGTAATAGGTGATGTAAGCTTTACATTACAAACAACTGATGGATACTATATTCAACAAACTGGTTCTTACCCTAATGCTTCTAAGTATGTAAGAGTAAAACAAGTAAATTACAATACTCCAAAATACTTTGACAATAACGGAACAGCAAAAGATATCTATACTGGATCTTTACCTGCTATTGGTTCTGGCTCATTTGGCAGTGCAGTTGGATCTAACATTCCCGTAGGTAAAGCTGCTTCTTTCTATCAAAATATTGGAACTGACAATCAAGGATTAACAGGATCAGATTATAACAATGCAATTGCTTTATTAGCAAATGTTGATGAATACAAATACAATGTAATTTCAGCTCCGGGTTTAACTCAACAATATCAAGCTTCTCAAGTAAATAATATTGTAAATAATACAATTGCAAGAGGTGATGCTATCGCAATCATAGACTTAAGAGGATATGGAGCTCAAGTAGGAAACGTAATAAACCAAGCTGCAGCTTTCGATTCTAGCTACGCTGCTACATACTGGCCTTGGTTGCAAACTATTGATCCTAACACAGGTGAGGCAGTTTGGGTACCAGCTTCTACAATGTTACCAGGTGTATATGCCTTTACAGATGCTTCAAGCGATCCATGGTTCGCACCAGCAGGTATTACTAGAGGTGGATTAGGTCAAGTAATTAGAGCTGAAAGAAAATTAACAGCTTCTAACAGAGATGAACTATATGAAGCAAATGTTAACCCAATTGCCACATTCCCTGGAAATGGAGTAGTAGTATTTGGTCAGAAAACACTTCAGAAACGTGCCTCTGCTCTTGACAGAATAAATGTAAGAAGATTGTTAATTGCCCTTAAGAGCTATATCGGTCAAGTAGCAGAAGGATTGGTATTCGAACAAAATACAGCCGCTACTAGAAACAACTTCTTGAGCCAAGTAAACCCATACTTAGAATCTGTACAACAAAGACAAGGTTTGTATGCATTTAAAGTAGTAATGGATGAAACTAACAACACAGCAGATGTGGTAGATAGAAACGAGCTAGTGGGTCAAATATTCTTACAACCAACTCGTACTGCTGAATTCATTGTGTTGGATTTCAACGTGTTGCCAACTGGTGCAGTTTTCCCTGCATAAGGAGTTAAAATTAGATATTTATAATAAAATAAAGCATATATAAAATGGCAGTATTAGATCCAAACGAAATATTCTTCACAGCTTTTGAACCAAAGCAGCAGAATAGATTTATAATGTATATAGATGGTGTCCCTTCCTATACCGTAAAAGGTATGGGAGCGGTAACATTGACTCAAGGAACAGTAAAACTTAACCACATCAACGTAGAACGTTATGTTAAAGGTAAAACTACTTGGGGACAAATCCAATTCACCCTATTTGACCCAATCACTCCTTCTGGTGCACAAGCGGTAATGGAGTGGGTTAGATTACACCACGAATCTGTAACTGGTAGAGATGGATACTCTGATTTCTACAAGAAAGACTTAACATTCAACGTGTTAGGCCCAGTAGGTGATGTAGTATCTGAGTGGATTATCAAGGGTGCTTTAATTACTGAAGCTAACTTTGGTGAATATAGTTGGGATAATGAAAGTGCAGCTGTTAACTTAACAATGACTGTTCAACCAGATTACTGTGTATTGAACTTTTAATTCAATTTTTTATATAAATTTTTTAACCTACCCTATTACTAGGGTAGGTTTTTTTATATATTAAAAAAAAATAGTTTGGATTTGTAAAAATCCTTTATTACCTTCATATTTATCATCGAACAAAAGTTATATTTAAAACAAGTATATGGCCGAATTTAAGTTACCTACCGAAACAATCGAATTACCCTCCAAAGGCTTATTGTATCCTTCCGACAGTCCACTTGCTAGTGGTACTATTGAAATGAAATACATGACCGCTAAAGAAGAGGATATCTTAACCAACCAATCCTATATTCAAAACGGAACAGTATTGGACAAATTGCTCCAATCTTTAATCGTTACCAAAATTAGCTATGATGATTTGCTAATTGGAGACAAAAATGCAATTATGATTGCTGCTCGTATTCTAGGATATGGTAAAGATTACAAATTCATGTATCGTGGGGAAGAAGAAGTAGTAGATTTATCTAAAATAGAAAATGCTCCATTACACGAGGAGGTACAAAAAGCTAAATCCAACGAATTTGCCCTCACCCTCCCAGGTTCAGGCAACGTGGTTACATTTAAACTATTAACTCATGGTGATGAGAAAAAAATAGAGCAGGAATTAAAAGGATTAGCTAAGATAAATAAAAACAATTCCTCCACCATCACTACCAGATTAAAATATCAAATTCTTTCCGTCAACGGGGAAACAGAAAAACCCAAAATTCGAGAATTTGTAGATAATTATCTCCTAGCTCAAGATTCAAGAGCATTAAGAGAAAGAATAAAAGAATTAAGTCCGGATGTAGATTTAACTTTTTTTCCCGAAAATGGGAACAACCGAGTCGACATTCCAATTGGACTTAACTTTTTTTGGCCTGACCTCTAAAACAGCCCCCGAATTTAGATTAACAGTATTTAAACAGATTCATGAAATCGTATTCCACGGACAAGGTGGATACGATTGGAATACTGTTTATAATATGCCGTTATGGCTCCGTAAATATACGTTTAATGAAATTCGCACATACTATGAACAGCAAAGTGAGACTATTAAAAAACAACAGTCATCTAACGCTAAAAGTTTAGTTAGTCCTGATGGTACTGTAAATACTCCTGAATTCATGAAAGCCTCCAAAGAATTTAAAGGTAAAACAAATTATAAATAATCATATTTATAACATATACCTTAATAATATATGGTTAATCAGGAAGAATTAGAATACCAAAGAAGACTCAGGGAAGAAATAGAGGAAACACTATTGCTCCAACGTAGTTTTACAGATGAAGCACTAAGGGCAGCTAGAGCAGTATTAGGTACAAGTGAAAATGCTACAAGAACTTCTCAAGCTTTTAGACAGGTTTCAAATTTAACAACTCGTATTGCTAACGAGATGAAAGATGTAGTTCAGGGAAATAGAGATATAGAAACACTTCAAAGAACTCAACAAAAACGCTTAGAAGCTATAAATAAGCTATCTACAGAATTTAATTTAGCAGCTAACCAAATATTTAATACTAACCAAAGTATAGCTAACTTATTAACTGAACAAGTTAGTACCCAAGAAAAACAACAAAGAATATACGATGTTCTTAATGACCAAACCCTCACTTTAAGTGATGAAGAAAGAACTCTTCTTGATTTATACGCTAATCAATATGAAACTTTAGCAAAACAAGAAGAAGAAATGAAAAAAATCCAACAACAAGCCGAGGAAATGAAAAAAGTTACTGGCGGAATGTTTGGTATGGCTCAGGGGGCAGATGAAATAATAAAAAAATTAGGTGGGGGTAAATTTAGTGAAGCTTTAGGTCTTAATAGTGCTATTAGTAAAAGTAAAGAATATGCTCAATCTTTACTAGATGCAAATGGAGGAGTTGCTCAAGCCGGAGATAAATTTAAAGTATTAGGAAATTTAGCAGGAAATTTAGGAAAAAATCTTACTAAAGCATTAGGTCCATTAGGCTTAATTATGGAATTTGTTCAAGGTCTTTTACAAGCAGATAAAGAAACTACCGAACTCCAAAAATCTATGGCTTTGACTAAAACCGAAGCTGTAGGGGTTAGAATGGGCTTAACAGAAGCTGCCAATCAATCAGGTAATATAAACATAACTGCTACTAAATTATTAAAGACATTTGGTGACTTAAACAAACAATTTGGTTTTATAACTAATTTCTCTAATGATACTTTAGTTACAATGACTAAATTAACTGAAGTAGTAGGAGTTAGTTCCACATCCGCAGGAAATTTAGCTGCTGCTTCCGAAGTTACAGGAACAAGTTTTGAATCTAACTATAAAGATGTACTAGCTACAAGCTATGAGCTCCAAAGACAATCTGGGGTTCAAATGGATTTAAGAGATATTGTAGAACAAACTGGTAAAGTAACAGGTACTGTTAGAGCTAATTTAGGTGCTAATCCTTCATTAATATCTGCAGCAGTTACACAAGCTAAATTATTTGGTGCTTCTTTAGAACAAGTAGCAAATGCCGGAAAACAGATGCTTGATTTTGAATCTTCTATTACTGCTGAACTAGAAGCAGAATTGCTATTAGGTAGAGACATAAATCTTGAAAGAGCAAGAGCAGCAGCTTTAGCAGGTGATCAAGTTACATTAGCACAAGAATTACAAAAAGAAGCTGGTAACTTCTCTGACTTTACTAAAATGAATGTTATCCAGCAAGAAGCATTAGCTAAAGCTATGGGAATGACTTCAGACCAATTAGCTGATATTTTGTTTCAACAAGAAGTACAAGGCAAATCTGCTAAAGAATTAAGGGCATTAGGTAAAGATGAATTAGCCGATAGATTAGAAGCTCAAGATCTTCAAACTAAATTCAATGCTACTGTAGAAAAATTAAAAGCTATTTTCGTAGATGTAGCTACAGCATTAACTCCTATACTAAGTGTATTAGGAGATGTTTTTAGCATAGTAGGAAAAATATTTGAATTTTTAAGTCCTATAATGGGAACTATAACAGGTATTGCAACAGGTTTTGCAGTAGGAGGTCCAGTTGGTGCCATAATTGGGGGTGCTTTAGGAGCTACAGGAGATATTACTAAAGCTACATCAACTGCTGATGATGCTGTAATACCTGCTGGTTATGGTAATACTGTAATTAAAAAAGGTAAAGATACTATAGCACTAAACAACAACGATACAGTTGTAGCAGGTACAAATTTAATGTCTCAAAACCAAAATCCTACTCCAGTAGACAATACTGAAGCAAAACGTACTAATCAATTACTAGAAAGATTAATAAACCAACCAGCAGTATTTAAGATAGGAACAGATGAATTCTACACATCTACCTCAAAATATAGCTATCAAGTTCAATAATATTTAATATTTATAATAAATTAAACCCCACATACAATGGCATTATTAGATAAATTACAAAAAGATGGTACAGTATTAACTCCTTTAAGAGGTACTAGACCAACAGCCACTCTAGTAAAAGATGTAATCCAGGTAAATGATACTTTCTCTAAAGGACAATACCAGAATTACGTTGTTAACACTCCTAGAGCTCAGGATCTTACAGGCAACAAGTAATATTAAATGGCCGCGTTAATAAGCCGAAATACAGACCTAAAATCTTTACGGTACGGGCAGGATAGAGTAGGTGGTGGGAGTAGTAATCAACCTTATATCAAATCTCCTATTCCCGAAAAAGCAAACCAACTAGACCGTAGCGGGGGAGTTGACTTTCTCTTACGTGGTGGAACGTTAACCCCTTCTAGAGCTATTGAGGATGTATCTAGGTTAACTAAAATGTTTTTTGACTTTAAGTCCCCAAATGGAGTACTTTTTACCGCTAAACAAAATCTATTATCTAGAACAGGTGTAAAAACACAAGCTAGCGGGATCTTAAATGAAGGTGTTTATTTACCTACCTCTACTATTTTACAAGCAGGAGGAAATGCATTTGGCATTCATTTAAACAAACAGGGTATAAACCCATTTAGAAATACTTCCCCAGACAATGGTACAGGTAGTCTATTTGGATTAAGAGATCCTTTAGGATTAAATGTATATGCCCAAGTTATAAAAAATAATCAACCTAAAAAAGACAATAGGTTAGTTCAATTAGCAAACAGAAAACTTGGTGTATCCCCCAATGATATTTCTACAACTCCATTATCTTTTTCACCTCTTGGTACAATTATAAATGTAGTTTCCAATATTTTATCTGTTTCTTCACAAATTTCTACTAACTCTGATGAAATTTTAAAATATGGAGGTGGACCTGGTTCTACTTTAGGTATTGGGAAAACAATCATAAAAAGATACAGTTTTACAGATGAAGGAAAAACTAAAGCTGAGGTTGCACCTAAATCCACAAAAAACGTATATGGTAAAACATTTTTCCCAAGCATAACCCCTACCCAAACTACCCAGGGAGGAGTTTTTGCTCTTGGAAACGCTTACCGTTCAAATTTATATAATAACACAAACAGTGGTTTAAATTTTGATATAGTAGGAAATAGTATTTTTAAAGGTAAATATTATGTTTTAGATTCCTCAACTATATTTAAAAAAACAAAAGACGAGCTTTCTTCAGATAATACCCAAATATCAGATTTTAGAACCCAAATTCCTTCCACTCAAATATTTGCAGGGGGAAAAAAGAATATATTATCTGCAGCTCCGGATTACAAAACTAAAAATATTGAAAACAGAGTTAATTTAGGAGATCCGGGTAGAAGAGATAAAGATGTTTCTAGCTACACTAAAGGATTGGGATCTAAAGCATCTAGAGATTTAATTAATGCCCACCCCTTATATAAGTCTACTAAGGCAGATCATGGGGGAGATAGAAACGATTTAGTTAAATTTAGTATAGGCATTATAGATAATAATTCCCCTAGTGATAGAACATACATCCATTTCCGTGCATTTTTGGATTCAATGGATGATCAATACACTGCGGAATGGAATCCTTTTAAATACATGGGTAGAGGTGAAAACTTCTATAGATATAATGGGTTTACTCGTACTGTAAATTTAAGTTGGACAGTAGCTGCCCAATCTAAAGAAGAATTGATACCAATGTATCAAAAGCTAAACTTTTTAGCTTCATCCTTAACACCTGACTATTCTGCTAATGGTTACATGAGAGGTAATTTAGCTGTACTTACAGTTGGTGGATATATGTTTGAACAACCTGGTATAATAACAAATATAAACTATTCAGTCCCTACTGAATCTCCATGGGAAATTGGAATAAGTGATACTGCAGGATTTGACCATACTGTTAAAGAAATGCCACATATAATTAGAGTAACAGGATTTAGCTTTATACCAATTCATGAATTTGTACCTAGCTTACAAGAAAACAGATACAGAGGGACATACGCTAATAAAAATGGTAATGATCTTAGAAGAGTTATTAGTGAATTTGGAAAAGAAAGATATATAGCTTTATCTAGAGATACAGATCCCGATGCTTCAACTACAAATTATAATCCACCTAATGATTATACTTTTGGAGATAAAGGTATAAAAACAAATAAACCTAGTTTACCAAATCCAAATCCACCAAAAATTCCAACTCCTACCTCTCTTGCTAGAAGGGATTCATCCCTTAATGTTGTTCCTGTTCCTGCTAGAAATTCAGTTATAGCTTCACCTGTTCAACCCCCAATTAATACTAATGCTGCCGTAGCAGATATTAGACAGGCTACTCAAATACGAAATCTTAGATTTTAACTTTCATAAAAACACAATATGAATCGTTACAAAAATGCACCTATATTTAAAAACCAAACAGGAAAACGATATTATGGTACAACCAAATATCCTGATATTCCTTTGAATTTTAGTGACATTTATGTATATTCAACTGTAGGTGATAGATTTGATTTACTAGCACTTCAGTACTATAGTGATTCTACTTTATGGTGGGTTATTTCAATAGCAAATCCTAACTTAACACAAGGCTCATATTATATACCTGAAGGATCTCAAATTAGAATACCATCCAATATTAGTAGAATTATGGCCCAATACGATGCATTAAACCAAATTTAAAGTTATGACCGGGAATATAGTAGGAGAACCGATTGAAGACTTTGTAGATTTACAAATTAGAACTAGACAATCTGCTCAATTTAGTGGATATGGGACTTCTCTTAGAACTAATAATCAACTCCAATATCTTAATAATAGAAATGCTTGGATAAAATTAGCTTCTTCTGTTAATGTATTAGCTGATGTTATCACTCCTTCTACTCCTGAAGCATTTGTAGCACAAAGATATGGGTTAGAGTTTACAGGTACAACAATACCTCTAGGAGAATCTAAACTTATAAATATAGGCATAACAGATACTTCAAATTATTTAGGTACTAAACTTGCAGAAAAAGCAGTATTATTTAATACTATTTCACAGTATACCCCTAGTGGTACTTTAAGTAATAATCGAGCAGGTGTTACTAACACCAGTGATTTGTGGAATGATAGTTTTATATATGGTATAGGTGGAACAGAATTTGGCATTCAACCACCCCCAGGTATTATAGGAATTGCTATTGATTCTATAAATAGAGGTTCTATTAGAAAAGCAAATATAACACTTAAGGCTCACAACAAATTTCAATTTGATCTTATTGAATTACTCTATTTAAGATTAGGGTTTACAATGATGTTAGAATGGGGGTGGGATAAGTACCTTGACAATAATGGTGAAATCCAACAAGTTCGTAATACTATAATTGAAGATGAATGGTTTAAAACTAATGGAACCACTCAACTTCAAATGCTGAATTCTATCCAGAAAAAAAGAAGAGACTACCAAGGAAATTACGATGGATTTTTTGGTAAAGTATCTAACTTTACATGGGAATTTAAAATTGATGGCTCATACGATATTTCAATTGACTTAATTACACTTGGGGATGTTATTGAATCCCTAAAAGTTAATACCGCAGTTAAAGAAAAATTTTACCCTGATGGAGGTCTTTTTGAAGATATCAAGTTTCCAGAAGATAAAAGTAATACTAATATAGCTAAAGTTGCTAC